GTAATTAAATTTATGTTGGTTTGATTAACGCAGGCTGCAATTAAATCAATCAGCCGGTTGCGGTTAAGCAGATTTAATGGTGAGGTTACGGATACCGTTTCTACAATAGCTGTTGTCCATCCTGGCGTATCGGGGTTAACCCTTAACAGCCAGTTATAATTTACGCCACCTGAAATAAAAACAAGTTGCTGCGATGCTTCAATATTATATGTAACGCCTAAAATTTCAATCGTACCGCCTGGTGTCGGCGTGAAAGATGCATCGTCAACACTTACGTAAAACACATCCAGTAAAACGCCAAAAGCTAATAAGTAAACGCTGTATGAACGGGTAACTTCTGCCTCTGATAATATAACCCCTTTCAGTAACCCAAGCCCGTCGTTTGCGCTCAATGTAATGGTATGCGTAAAATCAACCATCGTTTCGTAAAAATCATCCTGCACCAAAAAACCGATAAATAAAAGATTAGTGCCTTGCAATAACTTTACCTGCACACCATCATCCTCATCAGATTGAAAGGTAGTTATCGGCAATGAGCCACCTTTGTTTAAAAGTGATATGCTTAATGATTGCCCCTTTATCGGCGCAAACGGATCATCTATTGTACATTTTTGAGTAACGGTTGTTTCTGCACCGGTTATGGTAGCTACTTCGCCTTCATAGTTCTTAAATAGAAACTGCAATGTATAATCCATCTCAGCGTTGTTATCATCGCTTTGGCTGGTAAATTGTGTTTGATATTTAAGTCCGTATGTTGGCATAAGTAAGAAAAATATTTATTAACTTTATCACTTCTATAAGTGATTTTGTTCAGCGCCTGGGGTTTCTACTCCGGGCTTTTAATTATTTCGGCCCATCTGAGCATCTACCCGATTAAGCATTATCCTGAACCCTGTACCTTCATATAATATAGACGGCTGCAATGTAACCCCTCCGCCTCCAAAAGCCTGCACTTCATTGTTCGGTTGCACTTTCGATCCTCGTGGTAGGAATACACGCTCTGCACCACGTTCATTAATATTGTAAAACCCAGCCTCCTGTACGCCGGTAGTACCGGAAGCGAAACCTTGCCCCAATGAACTTGATTTTTTAGTAGCTGCATTAATCAACAATGCGCCCAAAACCTGTGCAGCAAAACCTAAAGCTATCGTTGCTGCCGGATTCAACCCAAGTGCCTTTATAGCCTTGTCAATAGCAAGTTTCTGAATACCTATTTTAACAAGGTACTGGCCAAGTTCTTTTATCTGCTGACCAATTCCTTTTATAATATTATCGAATAAACGGGGTACTACATTTTGGCCTCCTGATAAAGCGTCAGCAACGCCATCGGCTAAAGCTGATATCGTATCATTTGCAACATCTGACATCATTTGACTAACAGCATCTCCAATCAACTCCCGAAAATTATCAGTCATTTTTGTTACGGCATCTAAAACACGCTGATCATTTTCGGGGTCGTTTATAAACGTAATCTTCGGCTTAACAATAACATTCGGCTCAATAGTTGAACCGGTTGCACGGGATAAAGGGGTGGTGTCTATTTGAGGGAGCAGGTCAATCTTCTGAGGCAACTCAACCTTATCGGGCTTTTCAATCTTTAGTTTTTCAGGCTTAACTTTTATTTCTTTAACCTTAATTGTTTTGCTTAACTCCGTAAGATTTTCAAATAGCCCTTTAATAGAAGTATTTAATTGGTTAATTCTTTCAGCCGTTTGCTTATCAGTTAAAAAACCACCTGGCAGCTTTGTATCTTGTAATGCTTTTGTTGCCTCCCTTAATTGGTCGCTTGCCTGAACTCTTTTTTTAAAATTTTCAAGTACTTTCTCGCCTTCTTTTGTGTTAGCAGCGCCTTGTAGTCTTAATAATTCTGTGGTCTGTGCCTCAATCTGTGCCTGAATTATTTTTGCCGCAATTACATTTTTTAAATTTGAAATGTAAGATTTATACGCTTCATCTAAACCTAAAACAGCCTCCCCCTCAAGTTTTAAATTCTTAAATACTTCAGGCTGTATTTTCTGAAGTTCTTTTATTGCAGATAACTTTCTTTCCCGTGTTTCTGTTTCATTATTTAATACAGATAACAGTCCTACAACTTCTGTCGTTTCTTTACCTACGCTTACAATAACAGCATCAACAATATCCTTATACTCCTTAATTTTTTTAGCTGATTTTTCAGCAGCATCGCCAACTGAAATAAAATCTTTCTTTACAATATCAAACCACTTTGATGCACCGGCAACAGCCAGTCCTATTCCAGCTATGGCAGCCGATGCTAAAAATCCTGTTGATTTTAATATGCCACCTAATGCACCGAACTTAGAGCCAAATTTATCTACCTTGTCTGTTGGGAAAGTTAAACCAGATAATCTTTGTTGTAATGGGCCAATAGCTTTTGGCCCCTCTTGCCCTAATGATGCAAGTTTAGCTTTTGCAACTGCCAGCTTTTGCTCCAGTTCTTTTATATCAGCCCCTATCGTTATTTTTATATCACTCATGTGTCAACTTTATTCCGTGGGCTTTTTCAATACGTTTTCTTAATTCATCAGCCTCCTCTTTTGTACCCCATGTTTTTACATTTACTTCACCACCTTTTACCGGCCATGCTTTATCAAACTCTACACTACTTCTTTGAGAAGCAAATAAAGCAACAGTCCTCATCGTGCTTATAAACTCCTTCTCTTTATCAAAATAGCCCTCACACGCTGCAAAGAACATATAAGGGCTACTTGTGTAATATTCATACTCAGTCCATCCTAATTTGCCCAGGGCGAACTTGTGTATATTAAACCATTCTAAGGCGGTGTCATTTCTGCTTCTTTTTTTTTACCGGATTCAATCTCATCAACCTGCGCTTTAAGCCTTTTTATTAACTCAATATAATATTGAGATTCTTCAAACTTAAATTTTATTTCGCTAAGTATTTTACGCCCTTCATCAGTTAAATTCATTTCATCAACTAAATCAGATACTTGCTCAAAAGTAAAATCAGGCTCTTCTTGTTTTACTTTACAGTTTGCGACTAACCCTGCATACACAGCACCATAAAGCGAAGTAGATTGAAAAGCAGTATCATCAATCTGTTTGCTCCATAATTCAATGGTCATCATGTTTACCTTCCACCCCCTATCCTTCCCGATAAAATCTTTTAGCAGAATGTAACTCATTATGAAGTAGCGGTTGTTTTACTGATAGTACCATAAGGGGCAATCTCGCCAGCGAATGTAGCAACTGCATCTTGGACAAATACCTCATCCAATTTGCTGATAAAACCGGTGCCGTAATAAGTTACATCTCCAGTTATCGGAACGGCTTTACCAACCTTCCAATAAATAGTAGTTTTATTACGCCAGTAATCATCAATATCATCGGTGCTTACTGTGCCGGCAGTAGGATCGGCCATTATCTGCCCTTCAAAAGTTACGTTGTTATCCTGTGTCCCAGGTAACTTATCAGGGCCACATTTTGATTTTGCATCAATTTGGTTTGTAGTCCTGGTAACTGATTGAGATGTAAGACAAACAACTGTGTTGTAAGTAATACCGTCTAACCCGATAAAGAGTAGGACGTCCGTACCATTAATTTTATGTTCTGCCATTGTTTTAGATTTTACAAGTTAAAGTTAATTATTTTTCGCAACCTTGTTGCATTTATTTTTATGAAATATCCGATCTTAAAAAAATATTATGCCCAAACGTGATAAACCGGCTAACATACATTCTGTTTCCTTGTGCAACCGGAATGTTAGTTATATCATTCAACAACCTTGTTTTTACCATTTGCGCTCCATCCAATGTAAGGTTTGCGCCAGGGTTTGGGAGTATTCTGTTAAACACTTCCCGTGCAATCATATCTGCCGTTAACCCGCTGTTTAAGCCATCTTCAAAGGTTTGTATCTCAACCGTAACCTGGCAGTTAATATCGCTGCTATTCATTGTGCTGGCATCAGTATTGGTTATTGACCTAAACACAATATAATCGTTTGGTGAAACCGTTGGCGGTACCATGTTATAAAATACAGGTACGCCGTTTATTGCCCCGTTTAATGCGGAGTAATAGGCGATGCGTAGACTGTAGTTTATGTCAATCATCTGAATACCCTCCTTTGGAATGTTTGTTTATTAAAACCTGTACTGTCAAAAGTTAATTCCTGCAAGTCCTTTATAAGTATTTTGTACTCTTTATTTACTGCTGGGTATAAAAAAGGATTCGGTTTACTACCGTTTTGTAAAATATTTAAAGCGATTGCATAAGCTGCCGAATTCATGCCAGCTAAAGAGTCTTTTGATTCAGATACATTGCCTGACTTTGTTGTGTTTGAGCCAATCCCTTTACGCCTTACCCATGCAAATATTCTTTGTACAAACTCTTCAAAAGTGCCACTACCTTTACCTTTTGACTTTGCGGCTAATTGCTGCCATGTTGCAGGCAATGTTGATACATAACGTGCTGCATATTTACGTGTACCAAATTCAACAAATGCCGCATAATCTACTGAGCAACCAACCTCTACCCCATTTTTAAACCCTTGAAAAAATATTGCACCTTTTAAATGGCCTTCATCAACAGGGGCTAATTGTTTTGCAGTTTGCTCAACTCTTTCCCCAAAATCACTAAACGCCTTAGTTATCTGCGGCTCATACTTCTTTACATCGAATCGCTCCAATGTTTTCTCAAGCCCCTCAATCTTTATGAAAGATCCAGCCATGTGTCTGTTTTTGTGAAGCGTAAAATCATATAGTTTTTATACCCCTCATTTTCTATACTAAGGCTATTGCATTTGCAAACCTGACCTTCGTAAACCATTGTTGTATTGGAATTAAAGCGGCCATCAAAACGAACCTTTACACGGTAATCATACTGCGTTAACTCTGTTGCCTGTGCAGCGAATGTATTGCCCGTTCTGTCGTTAATCTCTGCCCACGCCTGCCATTGCTCTGTTATCGTTCCTGTACTACCACCACCAGGATCCTGCGTGAATCCGTTTTCATTGTAGAAAGTCGGGCGGCGGTTCATTTTACCTACTGACATTATTTTTGCCTTATTAACGGGTTAAGTAATGTGCAGGCAAGTGGAGCCATGCCTTGTTTCTCATCGCCTCTGTGTTCATACAGGTATAAAACCTGCTGCATGATAGCTGTTTTATAAATCTCAGGCACCGTAGTAAAGCCTGCAGTATATGTTACCGTCATCCGGCCATAAGGTGATTGTATCTGCTCGAAATTATAAACCAGCGTTAAGGCCGTACCCTCCCAATTTACCGCCGTTGGCGTACCCGTTACCGGCCCGTATGGTAATATAAAACCGCCATTCACATTATTAATATCTGCAGCAATGGTACGGGTAACTAGCGAAGTATTGGTGTAATGCTCGCACATTAACCGTGCTGTGGTAATTAATGCAGATAGCAAGCTGTTTTCTGCATTCTGATCTATCTTACCCCAGGCTAATACTTCAACCAATGTTACCGGTTCTGCACCTTCTCCGCTAAAAACTACCCTGGTAGTGCCGTTGTATAAGCCCCGTGCAGCATCAGCGTTGTACCACCTATTGCGCCAATAATAATCTTCGTTCCTGGTATAGTCCATTGCTTTAAATTAAAATAGCCCTGCCCAATACAGGACAGGGCCATTATCATTATTCATTAACCAAATTAAGATACTGCATCAAATGTACCGTAGATGAAGTAGTCGTTACCGTAAACAGGTAATGCAACCCTCTCTTCAATACGTACTGTAACCTGGTTGGTTTGTACGTTGGTGCCATCCTCACGGAAAAACTCTACCCGGGCTGGTTCCCTTGTGATAAAGTTTGCACCCATAGTCCAATCCCCTACCAGGTAATCGTATTGGGTTTGTGCTTTTGACCTGAACACAGGAACACCGGCAACATACATTGTATTACCAACCTTTTCAATCAGGTTAACAGGCAATGTGTAATCGCCCGATGTTGAACCTTTGTAAAGCCATAAATCGTACCAATCGGCAGGATTTATAAGTATTCCGTTTGCCTCACGATCAAGGTTTTCCAGTTGTGCGATTGCTTTTACAAGCGTTTCGGCCCTGTTTGTTACGGCAGCAGCAGCAGCGGTGTAGTTATCTACTGACTGAATACCCAGCAAGTTAGAACCAACGCCGTTACCGTTTAATATTTGCTCATCTTCAACACGCATTAATTTCTCAGGTAAGCGGCTCTGTAAAAATGTAGTCATACCTTCAACGTCATCCAAAAGGTTAACTGACATTTTCATAAAACCGGCAATCCATTGCGCCCTTACTGAAGTTTCCTGCAATGCAAGGCCAAACTGAGGTTTTTGCGCACCCTCTGCTGTAGGCGCTATTGGTGAACCGGATCCAGTGATTTCTTTTACAAAGTCAAATGTTGACTTATTGCCCATTCCGCCACCTGGTAACAGTTCCCTGATATGCAGTTTACGTTTAGGTAATTCAATGATACCAGGCTTTACGTAGGTAACGCTGGCACCGGCAGAAGTAAAGGCATTACCAAAGGTCATATCCTTTAAATCAATTTTCAGGGTTTCTCCTTTTTTAAGGTTCTGAATTTTATCGGCATTTTCTTTGGCTGCAATACCAAATGCCTGCTCAAAGTTTTTACCTTCCTGGCCAGGTGCTGTAAACCTTCCGGCTTTAACCAGCTTTTCCATATCTGCCCAATCGTCAACCATTGATTTAATATCAGCGATTGCCTTAGTAACCATTTCGGGTTTTACATCTTCAGGCAGTTGGTTTAATTTGGCGAATTTCTCATCAACCAAATCATTCATTTTTTTTATCTCTGCTTTCGCATTGGTATCAGCAACCGCCAATACCGCAGATTTAGTGGCTTCCAGTTCGGTAACCAGCAAATCTTTTATCTCTTTGATTTCCATTGTTTTAATTTTTTGAGTGAAATAATTTGAACGCTTCTTTTATTTCAGCTTCAATATCCGGCTTCTTGATTTCTATTATCGGAGAAGTGGGGTTGTACATTGATTTAAGCCTCAATAATTCTATCGTTAGTAAATTCTTGTTTTGCTCTGTAAATTTCTCATCCTGAATACGCTTAATGAGCCTGCTAAACCTATGCTCAATAATTTCCTGTTTATCCATTTCAGCATCATCAAATAAATCTTTGATGGCTTTTTGAATACCAAGTACCGGCGTATTAGGCTGCGCTCCCCACAATACTGCTGAACCTTCCAATAATCTCACGTCAGTAATTATCGTATGCCCCTCTTTTTGTTTTACTTTATTCAATGCAACAAAACCAACGCTATGCTGGTTAAAATCACCTGCCTCATATAACGGCCATGCTACTTCACGCCATGCAAAAGAATCTTTGTATTGAGATACACCGTACACATACTTGCCATCAACACCAACTTCTTTAAATTTTGATAATGCAGAAAAGCTATTATTATCATGGTCAAGTAAATGCCATATTTCATTACTGCCTGATGGCCCTTGTTCCTTTAATGTTTTGTTGAATGCTTTAGGATCAAAAATCTCATTATCCCTATCAATAGATTCCATTTCAGCGATGGCAACTTTAACCTGCCTTTGAGCAGTATCTATGTCAAGCGTTTTGCAGCTATTATATTTTTTTTGATAGTTTGCCGTCATCTTGAAAGTAAAGTTATGTAAAAATGCAACAATGTTGCAAATTTATTTTTGACAAAAAAAATTATACCACCCCCGCCACCGCACACCTACAGTTGCACACCTCCGATGCCGTACCTGCTTTATCTCCTAGATGCAGCATTAACGA